GTCTGCGAGTAGCCCTGGGTGTAGCGGAACGCCAGACCCATGTCCTCGTCGACCAAGAGACCTGCGCGAACTCCCGATCCCGCAGGCGGAAGGGCAAGTGGGCGCACTGCGAGGACGATGCCGTCCGGGTGCATCGCCAGGTTGTGTCGGGCGTCCGGGCCCGTGGTCGTGGGAATCAGCTGCGACATAAAGGTGTCGAATCCGTAGACTCGGCCCAGTCGCGCATCTTCCATCGCACGACCGCCGTCGCCTCGCTTGTCCGCAGCAGTGAACGAAGGGTCTCCCAGGAGCGCACTGTCATCTTCCGGCGACACGAGCAGGAAGCGGTTCGAGGTCGGCACCTTTGCCTGGTTGAGTGCAAGTCGAGCAGCTCGGATCGTAGCCGAGTCGACGTCCGTTCCGACAGTGCCGACAGAGGCCGCGGCATTCGCGTACTCTGCAAGAATCTCACTCTCGATCTCTTCGACAAGAGCCGGGATCGCGTCCCGGATGTAGTTGACTCCCTGCGAGAGAGCCTTGGCTCCGGCGTTGTCTTCCACTCGCCAAGACACGTACTTGTGCTGGTTGAGAACGACCGCAACCTTGGTGTTGCTCGGGTTCTCCGGCACAACAGGGTGCTCAGTCGGGTCGGCGAACTCCGTCTTGCTTTGTACCGTGACAGCGCCGCGCTTCAGGATGTTGATGGTCTCGCCGATGCCGCCGGTCTCGTTCTCGAAGTCTCGACGAACTAGGCGGGAGACTAGGGTGTTTGCCCGGTACTCTTCAAGTGCCTCATTGAGCCAGAACGAAGGAATTGCATCGCCTGCCTCATTGGTAGTGATAAAGGCCATATTTGCTCTTGGGGGTTAGTGCCCGAGAGTACGGGCGGGGGTTTTATTACTGGAGGTCGCCTGAGCGCATAGCTGCCATCAGGGCATCTCGCTGCTCAGCCACATTCTTCGAGTCAGACAGGTCCCCGAACGGGGCCCCTCCGATCTTCTTGGGCGTCGCCGGAGGCACGCCTCCTTGTTTGCTCTGTGCTCCGTTGCCGTCTCCGGCAGTGGGCTTCCGAAAGTGCGGGTTCCGGGTCAGGAAGTCCCCGATGGCAGCTTCCGCCGTCAGGTAGCCTCCCTGGCCATCCGTAGACGGCATTCCGTTGGAGTCCGTCACCACAGCAACGCCGTCTGCGACAGCCATTTGGAGCCCGCGCTGGCCCAACTCCAGCTGGACCAAATGGGCCACTTGAGCTGGCGCGATTGCCGCACTTGCTACGCCGGAGAGAGCTTCACGGACAGTTGCTTGTCGGCGCTCTTCTTCGATGGCATCAAAGCGGGCCTGCAGCTCAGACGCTCGCCGCTGCTCCGCCTCGTACAAGCCCTTGTACTGGCCCTTGGCTTTGGCGTCGGCAGCAGCCTGCTTCTGTCGTTCTGCGTACGAGTCCTCAAGGCCCTGGATCCCTCCTTGGATTCCGAGCCCCTCAAGTCGCTGGGCCACCGAGCCCCTCTCGCGAGCGAGACGGTCCTTGATGATAGCGTCCATCTGGGCCTGCGTGAACGTAGCTGCGGGCGGTGCTGCTGGCTCCTTCGGCGGGTCAGCGGGTTCGCCGCCTCCGCCTGACTGGTTGCCGTTGCCGTCGTCGGCCTCTTGAAATACGTGCTGATTAAGGAAACGAAGCATATCGAACCTCCGGTTTTGATGCCTGACTCAAACCGGCCGGAGTAGCCTAGTGGTAAGAGCAGTAGTTTGTGACGCAGCCGTGGGTCGTCGGGAGGGGTCCGGCCTTTACAGCACCAGATCTAAGTCTGGGCTGGGTTTTTAGGGTTCTGGATAGGGACCTGGGCAAACACGTTTGCTCCGGTCTGGTTCTCTGCAGCCTCTGGAACAATCTTGGGCATTGCCTCCCACTTGACCCGTAGGTCAGTTTTCAGCTCCTTCAATCGCTCTGGTGTCACCTTCCCAGCGAAGTGGGCGTGTGTCGCCTGCAGCATGTTCTCGACCGCGACCTCCGAGTCCAGGGGGAGTCCCATAGCGATGAGTCGAAGTCCGTCTGTGAGGACCTTCTCGATCTCCCCGGGCTCAAGGTCTACAACAAACCCAGGAAGGGGCGCTGCTGACTGGTCTTGTCCCATCCAAGCGAGGGCGAGCTTGCTTATCTCTCGCTCTGCCTCACCCATCGATCGACCCAAGGACTCCAGGAGTGCTCGCTTGTCGATTGTTTGGAAGGCCAGAGAGCTTCCACTCACATAGGCTCGAGACCCCTCGTTCATCCGGCCTAGGCCAGAGAGGAACCTGATGGACATCTCCAGCTCTTGGACCTCCTTGCGGATGGTCTCGACAGCCGATGCCTTTGGGGCTAGGTAGAACGGGTCGGTCTCTCCCTCCTCGACAGGAAGGACGCCGGCCACTGACCAGTCTACTTCGTTGAGGGCCTCGTACGTTGACGGTGGCGCCACCAGGATGTTGAAGACCTGCTGGTAAATCTGCTCGTCGATGAGGGACAGCTTGTTTGTCAGCTGTCTAACCAGCGGAGCCAAGTCCCGAATCAGGGACTCTGCTACCGGGAGGCTATCTACCTGCTCTCCGACATGTGCGAAGACGATCGGGACCTTACCGCACGGGTGCGTACCCTCTTTGACGAGGGTGTAAAGGTACTCGACCTCCTCTTCCTTCTGGTAGGCCTTGTCGGGGTCTTTGCGCTTGACTCGGTAGAGTTCCCAGCCTTGCTTAGTCCACCGTCGGAACATCTCCTCAGAGCCTCTCGGCTTCTGGTAGAACTCCCTCTCCTGGGCGTGGTACTCTCGGACCATTACCCAATCAAATTCGCCCTTCTCGTCTTGCCTCCAATCAATGACGTCTGTGGGGTCCAGTCGGTAGGCGTATGGGCGCATGCCTGATGCCTGCTGCTCCGCCATGGACGTGAAGGGCCCTTGTCGGTTGCCGTCCCAGCGGTCGACGACGACGGCCTGTACTCCGAAGATGAGCCCTCGACGAAACACTCGCTGGGAGAACTCCTGCATCGGGGTTCCGAGCCGGTCGACGTCGTCCCAGAACTCTGTAAGGGTCGACCTCTCTGCGTCGGGCGTCTCCTCGACGTCGCGCCGCCACGGCTTCCGGTACAGGCTGGCCGAGTAGGTGTCCACGACCACCCGAATGTGGTTCAAGTGAACAGCTCGCTCTAGGCGCCGGTCATACCCCTTCTTGCGCTCCTGGGGGTGTTTCCAGAGGTGCTTGAACAGGAACTCCGGCCCGCCCTCGTAGGACTGTCGGTAGAACTCCCACTGGTCGAACAGAGCCGAGTACCACGCGTTACAGTAGGCCTGTGGCCTCTCTCTCGTGGCAATCGTGATCTCCTCTTCTCGGTTCTGGGAGTAGTTTGAACCGGAGTCCAGGTAAACGATGCCCGGAGGCAGGATGTCGGATGCCTCGGGAGGCACGATTTCCTGAGCCATTCTGACCTCGGGAAGAGAAGGGAGTGTGTTAGTCACCAGAGCAGGACTCGAACCTGCATCGCCCTCCCAGGAGGAGGGGGGCTTATTCCAATTAGCTATCTGGCGATGGGCGCTAGCCCTGTTTCATTAGGAGGTCGGGTCGTATGCGCCCGACAGGGTCTCGGTGAGGTAGGCTCGGTTAATCGCCGCGCCGTAGGCCTCAATTTCTCCGGGGGTGTCGGTGACCGTCGACTTGATCTGGCACTTGACTCGCGCTGCCGACGGACACATCACGTCCATGTCGAAGACCTGGGCGACTCCTGCTCCCAGCTCGATGGCGCTGGTCATCGGCAGGTAAAACCAACCCGACAGGGTGTTTCCTACAACGTACTGGGCGAGCCACTCAACGGTGACGTCGTCCGCCCCCGAGTTGAGCAGCACAGCCATGCCTCGAGACTTGGCGGGAATCTGAATCTCCGACTCTGCGACGTCAACGAAGGCATTCGTGGACTCCTGCGCCGCCGACTGGGAGTCGAAGTAGACCGCCGAGAAGTAGTCCTCCTCAACTCGGTACTGAGGGTCCGACATTGCGAGCGGTCGAAGCATACCGGAGACGGCGACGTCCGACTGGCTGGCCGGCGTGGTTGCCTTGACAGCCAGCTTGATTGCTCCCAGAAGGGGGGCGTAGTCTTCGAACTTGAACACAGCCTCCTCGCCGGCAGCTAGTGCGGTCGACGCCTCCAGCTGAATGTAGTCGGACAACTCGACGTTACCTGCCGCGCTCGTTTGTCGGAAACGACCGTAAATGGCCACGTCGATGGAGTTCGACCCTCCCGTGTTCTTGGCGCGGATGATTGGACGGTAGCCTTCCGGCAGATTGACTTCCGTCTCCGCGATGTCCACGTAGGCGTCCGTCGAAGTCTGGTCCGCGGACTGGGCATCAAGGTAAATGGGGCTCATCATGTGTGGGCTCTCTTTGGTGGGGCTTGGCTTTCAGCCTAGGCGGGGGCCAAAACGCGGCCCGGAGTGTCTGGGCTTCGCATCCGTTAGGAAGTTGAAGCCGAGGGAGAGGGCATCGACTTGATCGTCATGGAGCCCGTAAGGAAAGAAATCTAGTTCGTCGAGGAGGGGGCTTATCCAGCCCGTTCCGTCATCTACAAGGATGATTCGACCCTCTCGCCACGCCGCCGCAGCGGGAGTCGCCCTGCTCTCCTTCTTGCCAGAGACTCTAATTCCTGCGTAGGAGTACTTCTTCAGGGCCTTGGCGAAGTGGGCTACCTGAGCCTTGCCTGACTGTCCCGGCTCTTGCTCGGAACGAATGTGGCACTTGCGGCCATCTTCAATCGCGGTGCGGAACAGGTTCTGTTCGGTCACGTCTGGGGAGTCGCGGAACCGCCTGACGTGTCGGATGTATGTTACGTCCGATCGGGAGTTGGTTCGGGCCATGCGAATACCTGCCGACCAGTCGGGGTCGGGGTTAGCTGCGGAGGGCTTGGTTCCGGCAAGGTCCCACGCCCTGACCTCCAGGAGGAGGTTTTTAGGAAGGTGCTTTGGTTCGATTATCTCAGCCAGGGACCGAGGGAAGTACTCTCCGGCTTCCATGTCAGACCAGTCGCCCTCTCGGAGCTTCCGGTACATATCAGAACCTAGGTTCTTGAGTCCGTCCTCATACTCGGCGGTATCGATCGAGGGGTTGTCGTCTAGGCTAGACGGCAGGAAGAACCTCTGGGGAGTATTGATTGGAACTCCCCCGGGCACGAACCGCTGCTTTACCCAAGCGAAGCCGACGCCGACGGGGTTGGTCGTGGCTCGCATGCGCAAGGGAATTGGGCTCCCGATTGGCCCACGGAGTCGAGAGAACATGAACGTGTAGTCGTCCTCTCGAGGGAACTCAGTCAGTTCCTCGAAGCCGATGAACTGGAACTCGGAGGACGCGTACTTGTACCTGTCCTGGGAGGAGGACAGGAAGCCGAAGGTCAAGGTGGCTCCTGAGGGGAAGTGCCACGTCTTCATCTGCGAGTTCCACTTCGCTCCGGTACCAGCCAGCCACTCTTGTGACCTGGGGATGAGCCCGCCCGCCAGCGAGAGACTCGCCACGGTGGACCGGAGGATGAGGGCAGAGTAGCCTGGGATGTCAACGAACTGAAGCGCGCTCCTTAGCAGCCAGTCGCTCTTGCCTCCGCCTGCGGCGCCGCCGAAGAGGACCTCCTTGTGAGGCAGGAGCATTCCGACGCTCTGCTTCGGGTGGTTCGGCTGAAGACGGTCCAGGTACTCGTTCGTCCTGGGCGTCATCGCCTCTCGAAAACGGAGGCTGCTTGTTACGGCGGCGTCGGGCACGGGCCTCTCGTATCCAGGAGGGGATGGATAGGGCTATCTGCAGGATGTCTATCCAGCGGTCTCGTTTCATTCGAACTCATCCGGCTTGAAGAACAAACAAGCGACTAGGCCCCCGAGGAGAACTAGGGCTAGTGCTATTTTGTCCCAAGTCCGCATAGTTCTCGTGGATCACGCTTGAATGCTCTGCCCGCTTGGATGAACGCGGTCTGTTGACCCTTCGATGGAAGGCTCTGTGAATCTAAGTCTCGGCCTGACACTAGACTGCCAGATGGCTTCGGTTAGACCCTGAAGGGCTGCGGACATGTCAGAGTCCCTCTTCTCCTGTGACTCTCGCCACTCGGTCCGCTCTTTGCCGTGTCGCTCTAGCTGGGCGTCCGTCCTCTTTCCCATGGTCCAGATCAACCAGAACAGCGCGCCGATGACGACTCCGCCTAGTCCGAACTGCCCCCATTCGAGAGCGAGCGGGACACCTCCGGCAGCGCTGGAGATGGGTGCAATCATGTCTGATCCGACTGCCCGATGCTCCAGACGTGAAAAGCGAGATGGACGCTCGTGACTGAAGCGGCGGTGAAGATGGCCCAGCGCATCGCCATCTGGGCGACCGGGTGCGAGTCCCACGAGTAGCCAAACGCCGTCATGAACGCGAACAAGACGGTGAACAGGCCGACGAAAGCCTCGCCAAGCAGCATCATGCTCAGAGCTGTCCCGAGAGGGTGTCCGCTCCCGTGGAATCGTCCCGCCAAGTAGGTTGACAGACCCACGCAGAAGAGCCCGGCGATTGCTGTGATGTGCTGGAGAAGGTCCAGAGTGCTAGGAGACATTCAGGTTCCTCTGCGTCTTCGCCGCTGCCCTCGCGCGGTTTGCGTGGTTGTGCAGATGGTGCTCCATGGACTTACTCCTCCGACGAGGCGCACTCTTCCCAGAGCAGGACCTCGACACAACCCTCTGCGTCGATCTGGCCCGTTTCGGGGTCCGCTGAGACCGACCCGTAGGCGCCGGCTCCTGGGAGGGATGTCCAGAACTCGGTCTCGATGCTGAAGTCTGGCTTCTGGATGACCCTGACCTCGGTGCCCGACCCCTGGACAACTAGGCAGTTGTCCGAGCCGATGGGGGAGCACGTCTGGCTGGTCCACTTGAAGGCCTCGGCCCCCTGAGTCCCTCCGCACCCTGCTGTCAGGGTCAGGCGGAGAAGGGCCGCTGTGGGGGGCTTGAGGAAGTCGCCTAGGTTCTGGAGCCACTTGCGCCAGTCCAGCGACCCTCCTGCTTGTAGAATGTCGGGGCCGGGGGTGTCGTCTTGGTCAGGGAGTGTGCGCCAGAGGAGGCCTCCCAAGATCGCAAGGACGTACACCACCTGGGCCCCGGTGCTGTCAGGGACGTCTGCCATGCCGGTCATGTCGGCGGCGAGGGCTCCCAGGCCGATTGCGCTGAGCGCTGCGGCTAGCTTGTTCAGGACGCTGCTCATGCCGGCGCTACGGTGAAGCTGAGGTCTTCGACGGTGATGTTCATGGTGTCCGTGGTGTTCGCTACCCAGGCTTCGACGTAGTCTCCACTGGACAGGAGGACGAAACATTGGGTGTGAGCTGCCTCGGCTCGGCCAGAGGACGTCGTATTCTTTGATTGGCTGGAGGCAATCGTGGTGCCGTTCTTCGCGATCCGAAGGGCGACCTCCTTGTTGCTCCCTGCCGTGAAGTCCGCGATTGCATCCACCTTGAAGTAGGCCGAGGGCCCATTGTAGGTCGCTCGGTTGCTCGACAGAGTGAACCCCTTGCGAATGGTTCCCTCCGACGTGGTCCCTGAGACCTTCTTGAAGACTCCAGGTGAGGAAATGGTCGTCTCCGTTGCGTTCGCCGTCATGTAGTACTCTACGGCACGCAGGACGGGGGGCTTTCTGTAACGACCTTCTAGGTATCGGCTCATTCTTCAGTCTCGGGCAAGATGTGCATGTATGCCCCCATTGACTGGAGCAGCTTGGCGGTCTCGAGGGCAGTCTCTTCCGTGGCAATAGCCTTGTTTTCGACCGTACCCTCGACTTCGACGTGTGTCTTGTTCTCTGCCCGAATCTCGGCCTGAATCTTCGGAGGTCCGAATGACCCTGGGTCGAGTCGTTCCAGGATGAATCGCGTGGTGGCTCCGTCCTTGGCGTTGAGCAGATCCATGGCCGCGCTGAGGGCTGCTGCCTTCAGGTCCCCGTAGTTGGTACGGACCACGTCCAGGTAAATTTCATCCCACCAGTCGCTCATCTCCCATCGACGCAAGGTCGAGTAGCAGATGTCCACCTCGATACAGGTGTCCTTCTTGGACTTCCCTGCTGCGAGGAGCGTGGCGACGTTCCAGGCCTTCTCGGGATTGGGACAAGACTCCGGCGCGTAGTTGGCGCTCGGGAGCTTCTGTCCTCGGTAGTTCGTGAAGCGGTCTCGACCCTTCTTCGTCAGGGCGGGAGGCAGTTGGGTAGGCAGCGCCTCAGGCAGCGTGTCATCTTCCATGTGTGCCTCGTGTTAGGGTTGGGCCGGCATTTGTGCGCGACCCCATAAAGTGTTTCAGTGTAGCACGAGGAACTCAATCTCCTCGGCAGATGCGGCGACCCAGTGGTATTCGTCCAGCACTACGACGACGGAGTCCAGCTTGCCGTTGTGGCCCCAGGCGTTTGAAATCAAACCTGTGCCGAAGGCCGTCTTGACGGGCCGTCCAAGCATGTGAATGAAGTCCAGGTCGGTGTCAAGTAGGGTCGCCATCTTGGGTGCTCGTGAGTGGAGGGGGGTAAGGCCAAACTTCCCTACTCCGAGATATTTGTCAAGCCAGCTGCTTGGTTTTTTAGGGGGTAGGGAAAAATCCCAAATTTGGTCTTGGTGTGTTACAGGGGGTAGGGAAAAATCCCAAATTTGGTCTTGGTGTGTTACAGGCCCCGTCGGCCTCCACTCGAGGCCGGCCCGCGAAAAAACACCCCCTACCTCCCCCCCGATCGGCCTCAGGCGGACCGGATTCATAGGCTCAGGGGGTTCGTGTGCTGAGTAAGTACCTACATAGTGGTAATAGGGATCAGAGCTCTCAGCGCGACCAGAGCGCCAAACACAACGAATCGAGAAATATCGGGAAAACGATCAAAGGATCTTGAATTCTCCGCAAAGGTCCCTATGATACACCCCATCGGTCAATCGCGGCCGCTAAACCAAACAAGGATAAAAATGGTTGATAACTATTGTCTTACCCCAGCTGGTAACCCCAGGAAGATCTTAGGTACGGGACTAAAAACCGATGCGGGATTGTCGCGCAAGGTAGAGACGCGTGTCCTGTACGCGTCGCCCGCTAGGGAGTCGGGCACTAACCTTTGTCCCTGGGCAACCGATGGATGCGCAGCCGCTTGTTTGGGCCACTCTTCGGGACGCCTACAGTTCACGACCGCCAAACAAGCGCGGATCGCCAAGTCTCGCTGGTTTGTGGAACATCGCGAGCACTTCTTGACGCAACTGCACAAGGAGATTGCCGCGCACGTGAGACGGTGCGAGCGGTCCGGCTACACTCCGGCTATCCGCCTGAACGGTTCCACAGACATTCTGTGGGAACGTCACGTGGATATGGCTGCCTTTCCTACGGTCCACTTTTACGATTATACGAAAGCCCCACTGAGCAAGCGGCGAAACCTGCCCGCAAACTACTCTCTAACCTATAGCTATAGTGAGGCGGAGGGATCGCACGATCGCGCGCTAGAGTACCTCGCCGCCGGTCATAACGTTGCGATCGTGACACGTAACAAAGCGCAATCGGCGCGATTGGTGTCCGATGGGTTCTGCGGCTTCCCAGCTATCGATGGCGACGAGACCGACCTTAGATTCATGGACCCCAAGGGACACTGGGTCGCACTTTACGCTAAGGGAGCTGCAAAGAAGGACACCAGCGGTTTCGTTCAGGATCTCTAGACCGTGCGCGAGCGTCCGGCCCTAATCGGTCGGGCTCCTAGCGGACCGCCTAGCGTCCACACACACACACAACCCAGGATAGGATCTATGGAACCTTTGATCGTAAACGGTAACGAGTACTCTTTCGCCGAGCTGCTAGACTCTGTAGTTGATGGAGTCTGCGGAGATTGCGGCGAGACTACGTACGGACATGAGCCTGACGCGCGGGACAACGTGTGCCCCTGCTGCGGTGCGTCCGCTGTCGCGTCTGTCGCGGTCATTCTCGGAATAATCTAGACCGTGCGCGGGTGTCCGGTCCCTAACGGGATCGGGCCCCTAGCGGACCGCCTAGCGTCCAAACACACACACACAGCCCAGGATCGGATCGTGATCTCCCTTATCTTTGCAGCCTATCTCTTACTTATCCTAACTGCCGCCATGGGTACGCTCTAATGTTGCGCGATCTAGAAAGGTTCTCGCACGGTATTTGCCTCCCCTGTGAAGTTCCGGTAAAGTTCCTGAAAACGTCCCAATCTTTCGAGATTGAGATAGGCGGTCGCGTCTTTGTCGATTTGGAGCTATGGAGGGCCTCACTATCCGATACCTCACCACCCTCCTTAACTAATTGGTTGAATCGACCGGAGAACTACGCCCCCGCCGCCATGGGTACGCTCTAATGTTGCGCGATCTAGCGTCCACACTGGCCCAGGCTTTGATCCTAGGTGCTCTCGTTTGGTTTGGTTTGGTCGGTTTATTTGTCCTCTAAACGTGCCCGTGCTCGTGTGCCCGTGCTCGTGTGCCCGTGCTCGTGTGCCCGTGTGCCTGGACTAGTTCAAATTTGATTCCATACTTCGCGTCAGGGCGTGTATGGCCTAGTTCAAATTTGATTCCATACTTCGCGTCAGGGCGTGTATGGCCTAGTTCAAATTTGATTCCATACTTCGCGTCAGGGCGCGGTAAAAGAGGCCCTAGATTGCAGCCGGGCCATGAAAACAATTTTATTTTGGCCCTCTTTGTTTTCGGGAATGTGCCTGATTTTACAGAAGAAATAAGCGATGATAATGCATTATCAGTTGCCTATCACAAGTAATTCATAAAGATCTTTACTAGGTCTGATCGGGTCCCTAGTATCCTACCCAGCAACCCACCTCAGGAGCTTACCCGGGCCCTGAGGCTTTCCCCAAACGAAGGAGCAGTGCCGTGGAAAACGCCTTTAACAGATCGATCGAATTAAGTTTAGCGGCTCAGGGCGAAATCAATGCCCTGGTGTTCGCACTAGAGGTACTGGAGGGTCTCGACCTTACGGTGCCTGACGAAGAGGGCCCTCTTTTCGACCTCCTGGATCTTCTCGATGATGTGAGGGAAGCTGCCGATCTAGTCGAGACGTTTTACGATCGTTGCGTAGCTTTGTCGGAGGCACTTGACCACGCCACGCGGACAGACTAGCTTTGCTGGGCCCACCTCTTCCGCCTCGCCCCGTAGCTAACGCACGGGGCTTTAGAGGTGTGTAACCTAGCTCGACATTACCCCCCCCCCACACACGAAAGGATCCTGCATGAATGTCAACGCCGCTGCTGCTGCCCGTCGCATTGAGGAATTGCGACGCCTTAGAACCCTGCTCCCTGCGGACCACTTGGACGCGGACGCAGAGTGTCTCGACGAGATCGAGCACTTCCAAACCTACCTTAGCTTCCTGTCCGATTACTCCGAGGCTTTGTCATGTTAGAGCTTCTCGTCTTCCTGGGTGCGATTGCTTGGCTGATCGGCGGAATGTCGGAATGAATAGCTCCACCGAAAAGGCTCTGTCGGTACTCCGGGCCGATCCCTACTTGGCTCAAGAAATGGACTCTATTGTCGAGTACTGGATCGGCCCCGCTCGCTACTCCGCTGCAGGCGTTGATATGAGGGACTCCCTTGAGGGCGATCTTGTGGACGCTCTCTCTCGATCTGAGTTGCGCGAGGTTTGCTGGGAAGCAATCGCTGCGACACTCCAAAATAAACGGTAACCCGATGACTGAACGAAACTACACCCTAATCACGTCCAACGGGGTCCTCGTAGGCTCCCTAACGAAGGCCCAGGCACTCACCTTCGCTGAGTTGGACGAACCCGGCGCGCGTGTGTTCTATCGGGACGGGACCGAGCTGGCGATCCCTTGCTGCAAAACCAACCAATGACCCTCTCTGTCACAGGCCTCTTTGCCGGTATCGGAGGGTTCGAGCTGGGCCTGCAGCGAGCTGGCGACTTCCGCGCAGAGTCCCTAGTCGAGATCGATGCCCGTGCCCGCCAAGTGCTGGCCCAGCGCTTTTCCTCCGCCTCCCTACACTCGGACGTTCGGACGTTCTCCCCGTCCCCCGTGGACGTGGTTTGTGGGGGGGTTCCCCTGTCAGGACATCAGCACCGCACACACCGCCAAAGGCGGTAGGCTAGGACTCAATGGACCAAAATCCTCCCTGTGGACCGAATTCTCCCGAATTGTCGAGCAGGCCCAGCCCCGCTGGGTCATTGTCGAGAACGTCGACAGAGGCCGTCCCTGGGTGCCCTCTGTGCGGCGAGACCTTGCGGCTCTCGGATACGCCAGCCTTCCAGGGTTGCTCATGCGCGCCGATCGAATGGGATACAACCACGGGCGGCGCCGCATCTTCGTTGTGGCCCACGCCAACTGCCAAAGCGAACCACTTCGCGCCTTCTATGCGGAAATGGCCCGCGTATCGTCGGCTTCAGGACGCCTGCAAGGTGACAGGAGGACGCCCCCGGCCGATGCTCTGGGAATGGCAGATGGGGTTTCCGAGGGGATGGACCGACTCAGGATGCTAGGCAACGCAGTCATGCCGGAGATGGCCGAGCGCATTGGGCGCTGCATTTTGGCTGCCGAGGGCCGCGCATGACCACAAAAGCACTCCTCACAGCTCGCTTCTTTCGTCTCCGGGAGACCCGCTCTGCCTATGACGCTGCGGACTTCCTGATTGACGAACTACAGCGCTCCCTGGGTCGCCGTCTTGACGAGCCAGCTCCTACCGAGAAGGAGCGCGCACAGGTTGCCGAGCTGGTGGACTTCGTGGACTCCCTCAGCTGGCTCTCTTGAGCAGCCGACCCTCCTGTAGGGCTCGGTCGAAAACCAAGTCGCCGCGCCGCTGGTAGGACTCCCAGCCCCCAAAGAAATCCCCGCGACTCGGGAAGGCCTCCGGCCGGTCAGCTCTCGGGAGCGAAGACCAGAGCGCCCAGGCCTCCTCAGGTACTGAACACTCGAGCAGTCGGCTCGATGCCCAGATCCAGTATCGGCGCTCACCCAGATCTTCCCAGACCTGTGCGAGGCAGTCCTCCAGCTGCCAGAGGGTGTCGAGGTACCGGAAGATTGTGGCCTCAGGAGGAGTGCCCTGCACTGTCGGACTCGTCTCGACTTTGTGCGACATCGTGCGGTAGCAGATGCCGGCGATGGTTGCGCTCCTCACACGTGTGCGGAGGCGACGATAAAGCTCAAGGGCTGCAAAGATGTCGTGAAGCATGGGCCCTCCTACCCCACCCTTTTCCAAAATGCAAGATTGTACCAGTGTACCAGCACTGTACCAGCACCAAAACCAGTACTGGTACACGCCAAGTCCCCGGAAACACTAGACATTCGACCCCTTTGTACCAGTGTACCGGCAGATCCAGCAAATTCTGAAAGTCCTATATAGTCCTCATTTTCATTTCGTCCTACATTTCCCTCTCTCCACAACGCCCCTCCTTGTCACCAAAGAAATTCAGCCCCGTATAGACTCTTGAAAAGTACTGGTACACTGGTACAAATGTCCAATTCCTTAACGTTATCAGGCACTTAACTTGTACCAGTACTTGTACCAGTACTGGTTTTGTACCGGTACACTCCCGGTACACCTCGTGGGTCGTTCGTGGGTTTCGCTCAGTGTTTCCGGGGCCTTTAGCGTTTCCTTGAAGGTTTTCCTTGTGTTTCCCTACCCCCTGTAGTAGCTTCCTCTCAGTCCTCGAAAACAAAGGAAAACTTTTATGTCCATCGAAAAGAATCGCAAAACTGTCCTCGCAGCTCTCCGGTCCGGGGAGTACGCCCAGACCTTCGGAGACCTTGAGAAAGACGGGTGCTTCTGCGCTCTCGGGCTCATCTACGAAGTGACCCCTCCTCCCTACTTCATGGACACCCTCCTCGGAGACAACACCTTCCTCTCAAGCCGGATCATCCGCTGGAACGACTCCGAACGCCTGTCCTTCGAGGACATTGCTGACCGGCTCGAAGATCGTTGGTCCACCTCCGCAGCCGCCCCCCTGGGCACCGGAACTCAAGTCCTGGTCGGTGACCACGAGGTCCTCATGGGCGAGGCCCGTGTCGACGACGACCGTCTGGGTAGAGTCTGCGGATACGGACTGGACTGCCATGGCCGCGCCTACGTCGTGGTCGAGTGGATGGATAACACCCTCGAAATTGAGTACCTATGATCGCTATCGACTACAACCTCAACACCAAGGTCCTCGAACTATGAGCCTACCTGACGACACCTCCATCATGGGGCCGGGCTACCTCCTCTCCTCCCAGACCTTTGAGCTGGAAAACAAGATCTCGGTCCGCCGACCAACGCTCGACCGGCCGTCCATCTTCCCAGGGGGCCGCTTCCCTCGCCAGGGACTGGGCCAGCTCCTGGTGGACTGCCAGGAGACCGGCACTCGGCTCTTCCGGGACCGGCGCCTGGAGGACCACGGCTTTGACCGGTACGTCATGTACAACGGACTCTCCGCTCAACTCATCTGGGACAACGAGGACGACGCCTTGTGGTTCCGCGAACTTCTCCGCACGTGGGCATCATGAAAGTAATCATCAACACCTGTTTCGGCGGCTACGGACTCAGTGACGAGGCCGTGCAAGCCTACGCCAAGGCAAAGGGGCTGACCCTCTTCTCCGACACCTCGATGCGATGGCGTACGGGGTACTCCTTCGTACTTGTCGACCAGGGACTGGACTTCCATGCAAGGTTCAGTCCTGACTACGACATCCCCCGAGACGACCCAACCCTCGTGGACGTACTGGAGACGCTGGGCGCAGAGAAGTGCTCCGGCAGATTCGCGGCCCTCAAGGTCGTTGAGATCCCAGACGGAACTGAGTATACGATCGAAGAGTACGACGGCATGGAGCACATCGCAGAAGTCCACAACACCTGGAGCTAGCGCGGCCTCGGCGTGCTCGCCCCCTCCCCACTTCGTTCGGGTCGCGCGCTGTGCGCGTGTCGGCCCCTCAAGAGGAAATCAATGAACAAGACCCTCCAAGAACTAGTCGACGCCAGCCCGATCCAAGGACTCATCATCCAAAATGGGAACAGACTCCTCATGCCAGACGCCACGGGGCCGGGAGACTGGGTACTTAAGGCCTACGACGACGACAGTGGAGTCACCTATCTCCCACGGAAGCTCTCGGAAGAGGATCGAGCTTCAGGGGAACAAAAGTACATGGGGACCTGCCTCCCCTTCAGTAACCTCACCAAAGCCTTTCGCCGTGTCGAAGCAATATACCTATCCCGCCAGCCCCAACTCCAGGTCGACCTGGAGTACCGGATCGTCGTCCCCGAGACCAAGGACCTGACCCTGGCCGACTTGTCCCCCGGCGACACCTTCCGGCTCCACCAAGACAGCGACACGGAGTACCTACTCCTGGACCACGGAGGCCAAGCCTTCAACCAGACCAAAGCGCGGCTGGTGCACAGCCGCTTCCTGTTGGACACTCCTGTTGTTGTCGGAGGCACGGCCCAGACCGTCCCCCTGGACAAAGTCCCCAAGTTCGTGGTCTTCGAGCACATGGGCGAGTATTTCGCCTGGGTCGAGGGAGACTCTCCTCGGGCCCTGCTGTCCAGCACCGACGGGAACGGTGCCATACGACACATGGACGGCAGCGTCCAAGAGGTCACCCTGGTCCCCGACGCCGTCCTCGAGATGCGGTCGCGGCGATGAGGACCTACTTCGTAGTCCTCTCCGACCTGGGCGTGACCGTGGCCCGGACCCAGACGGCCGGCTGGCGTGTGTTCCAGAAACAACGACACCAGACTTCCGGGGACATTGTACTCAACCAGTACGACTGCACCGTAGAGCACCTTGACGCCTTCCTGCTCGATGGAGTAGAGGCGTTCCGAGAAATCGAACCATCCAGAGAACTCTTTTGGAGAAGATCATGAAGTATCGAATCGAACAACCCGTCGCCGCAGCGCCCCCGACGAGGCACCTGATCTCCCTGCTCCTGCTCCTGCTCCTGCTCATGCTGCCCTCGACAGCCGGGGCCATGACCCTCCCGTCCCCGTCCGCGGCGCACTACGTCACGGACATCTCCACGGGATACGACTCCTGCCA